AACAAAAGCAAAAAAATCTATTAAGCAAAAATGCGAAAGATTGTTTAATATAATAGAACCTGTCTTCGACAAGAAAGATGTTGGAGATATGTCTATCGAAGAAATAAACAAAACAATAAGACCTCAGTTAGAAGGTTATGCAAATGTCTAGAATACTTGGAATATCTGGAGCTAAACAAAGCGGAAAAAGCACATGTATGAAATTTCTGCATGGATACCAACTTCGTTTTCATGAAGTTGTTGAGAAATTTTTGATGAATGAAAATGGTGACATTTTTGTTAACGCTATAATGATAAACGAGAACGGTGAAGAAGAGGAAACCGTAGCTATACTTGATGTAGAGAGACAAGACCCAGAATTCTTAGAATGGGCTTCCACTAGCGTATGGCCTTTTGTTAAGTCTTATAGTTTTGCAGACCCATTAAAGATGATTGCTATGCGATTATTTGGGTTAACAGAAAAACAATGCTTTGGAACAGACGAAGATAAGAACACTCCCGTAAATATAAAATGGGAAGACATGCCAGTTGGATATTACGGCACTGAATCCGAACTTGACAAAGGGTTTATGACAGCCAGAGAATTCTTGCAATACTTTGGAACTAATATTTGTAGACGAATAAAGCCAAACGTATGGACAGAATCCTGTATAAATAGAATGGAGGTAGAATCCTCGGAA